TTTGACGCTGCATCTTTTGCGGGCGTCGTTCTTGACGAATCATCAATCCTGAAAAATTACACTGGCAAGACGCGAATTGCGCTGACTCAGGCATTTGCAGACACGCCGTATCGGTTGGCCTGCACAGCAACTCCAGCTCCCAACGACTACATGGAGTTCGGGCAGCATTGCGAGTTTTTGGGTGTCATGCCATCCAACGAGATGCTCTGCCGCTGGTTCATTAACGACACAATGAACTTTGGAAGTTACCGGCTGAAAGGTCACGCCGAAGGTGACTTTTGGGATTGGGTGGGAACCTGGGCAGCTTGCGTTTCTAACCCGGCAGACATTGGTTTTGACGGCGCAAAATACATCCTGCCAAAACTCAACCTAAAGCAGGTCGTTGTAGACGTTGACGATGTAGAGGGTGCCGCTGAAGGGGACCTGTTTCGCATTCCAGAACTGAACGCGACAACGATTCACAAAGAAATGCGCATCTCTTGCGCGGCAAGGGTGCAAGCCATCGCTGAAATGGCAAACGCGTCAAACGAGTCGTGGATTGTTTGGTGCAATACCAATTACGAAAGCGACGCGCTGAAGCTGGCGATTGAAGACGCAGTCGAGGTGCGAGGATCAGACACAAACGCGTCTAAGCTGATAAAAATCCAAGCATTTAAGGAAGGCGAGGCAAAGGTCATCATCTCAAAACCTTCGATTTGCGGATTTGGAATGAACTGGCAACACTGCCGAAATGTGGCGTTTGTAGGGCTTTCCTACTCATTTGAGGACTTTTATCAAGCGCTGCGTCGAAGCTACCGATTTGGTCAGACCCAAGAGGTCAACGCCTACATCATCAGCGGCAAAAACGAACAGAAGATCATATCAACGGTGGCAGAGAAGATTGAAGCACACCGTAAAATGCAGGAGCGAATGAAGTTAGCGTCAGTTGCGTTGAGGAACGCACCAGAGAAACAGTTAAAAATGAACATTGAAACACCAAAAACAGAAGGCAATGGGTACACGCTTTACAACGGCGATTGTGTCAGAGTTGCAACGCAACTTGAATCCGAGTCGATTGACTTTTCAATTTATTCGCCACCTTTTGCCAACCTCTACATTTACAGCGACGATGTGCAAGACATGGGCAACTGCAAGGACGACGATGAGTTTTTCAAACAGTATCGTTTCCTCATTGCCGAAAAGCTGCGGATCACAAAGCCAGGGTGTCTTTCCGCAGTGCATTGCAAAAACCTCGTCAATTATGCAGGTCGCGACGGGATGGCCGGAATGCGGGACTTTAGGGGCGAGATCATCCGAGCGCACACGGAACTTGGATGGGCGTACCATTGCGAAATTACAATTTGGAAAGACCCAGTGATTGAGATGCAGCGGACTAAAGCTCAGGGGCTGCTTTACAAGCAACTTCGCGCAAACTCCAAGTTTACCCGCATGGGCATGGCAGAGTACCTGATTCTCTTTCGCAAGTGGGGCGAGCGCATGAACGAAAATCCGGTGACTCACACAAAAGACGATTTTCCGCTCGACCAGTGGCAACAATGGGCATCTCCAGTCTGGATGGATATTAACCAGACTCGAGTGCTCAACAATCGCATCGCACGCGACGCTGCCGACGAAAAACACATTTGCCCGCTTCAATTGGACGTGATTGAGCGAGCCATCACTCTTTGGAGCAACCCTGGCGATTTGGTTTATTCTCCGTTCACCGGCATCGGATCAGAAGGCGTTGGCGCTTTGACATTAGGCCGGAGATTTGTCGGATCAGAATTGAAGGAAAAATACGCGCAACAGGCGCTTGCCAACCTTAACAACATCGAAGCTCAACCGGTCCTTTTTTAATGAAAATACACATCCAACAACACGACTTAAACGCAGTGCTCGAACGCGCTCGCCGCATCTGCGGCGGGCAGCTGCCGGTGACAAGCAACGTCCTTTTTGTGGCAGAGCGCGACACGCTGACGCTGCTTTCCAACAACCTGCAAGAATCGCTTACCGAATCCGTCCCGGCGACGATTGAGATGCCGGGCCGCCTAGGGCTTCCGGCGCGCAAACTTGCCACCATTGTCGCCACGCTCCCGGCGGGGCTGGTGACCATTGAAGGCGACGCGAGGCACAGCGCCGCGATCACCGCGGGCGCCTCCCGCATTAAACTGGTGGGCCTCGACGCCTCAGAGTTTCCCATCGTGCACCAGGCTGCGGCAGACATGACCGTCACCAGTGTGGACCTCGACGCGCTGCAAGCGGTGCTCCGACGGTGCGCGCCTGCAATGTCAGACGACGAGACGCGGTGGGTGATCTGCTCAACGCTGCTGGAATCCGTCGGGCCTGAGATGATCCGGCTGACCGCATCCGATGGGCGCAGAGTGGTGCGCGAGACGCTTAACGCCAGCAACAGCGGCAACATTCGCACGCCCATCAACCGGCAGGCCATCGACTGGCTCTGTAATCTGAAGCGCAAGAGCGCCACGGTAGACATTGAAATTGACGAAATTAACCTGACCGTCGCGACCGTAGATCAGCCAGCGCTGGCGTTCACGACTCGGCGCATGGAAGGGGCCTATCCGCAGGTTGACAAGGTGATCCCAGCGACGTTTGACAGCAGCGCAGTCGTTCCACGCGCTGAGTTTCTGGCCGCGCTTAACCGCGTGGCGATGCTGGGCGCTGACAGCGTGCGGCTGACGTTTGAGGCGGGCGAGGTGACGTTGTCGGCAAAGGCTGCAGATGTGGGCGAGGCTAGCGAAAAGCTGGGCTGCCAGTACGACGGCGACAAGTACGAGGTCGCGTTCAACCCGGACTATTTGCGGCTGCCGTTTGACAGTTTGAAATGCGCGGAACTGTTTGTGGACCTCGGCCAAGGCGGCACCGAGGCAACGGTGGTGCAAGACGGGGGCGCTTACGTTTACTTTGTGATGCCGATGAAACTGAACTAATGAGCGCGCAAAATTACATCGCAATCGACCCCGGCGTGGGAGGCGGGATCGCCTACATCGACACGGACGGCAGCACGCACGCGCTGCCGATGCCGGGCACGCTTCACGACATCAGCAAGGAGTTGCACCTGCTTTCACGGTGCACCTTCGGTCCGGTGACCGTGTTCCTCGAAGAGTTGCCAAAGTTTGCTGGGAAAATGTCCGGTAGCAGCATGGCGACTATGTTTCGCAACTACGGGCGCATCGAGGGCTTGCTGGCCGCCTACGGTACCCGGATTGAGTATCTCCCGCCAAAGAAGTGGCAAGCCGCTCTGGGATTGGGCGACAAGAAAACGCACGGGGCACGCTGGAAGGCGCACCTCAAAGGAAGGGCACAGGCTCTTTATCCACAACTCACAGTGACGCTTAAAACCGCCGACGCACTGCTGATATTGGAGGCGGGAAAGAAAATGACGCGATGAAAATCATCTCTGAAATCTTTGACGAGATCCGCCCGCAAGCCGAGGCTGCTTTCTGGTTTGCCTTTGAGATGGAAGGTTACGGGCGGCAATTCCTGAACGCGCCACCTGCAGGCGAAAACGGCAAAGCCTGGGCGCTGGCAAAAATAAAAGCCTGGCGCGTTGCCGATGACAAAACCGAACAGCTTTTTCAACAGCACGGGGTGCGCAACCACCCCGAAATACTTTGCGATCACAACGATCGCAACGGGGTGGAGTGCCCGTTCTGACACTCCAAAACCACAACGCAAAACGCAAAAACGCCATGGCAATCCTACGCGAAACCAAAAACAACGCATCACGCATCCTATCCGACGAACTGGCACCGAAAGGCACGTTCATCGCCGTCTGCATTGACGTCGAAGACGCTTTTGGTGTGCAGCGTCCTAAATTTGACGACCCTACCCAAATGGAGACGGTGGACCTTACCTGGTTCTACTTTGGGTATTTTGCCAAAGGTGGCAAAAGGACCGTCATCAAATCGAAGCCGTTCAAATTGTCGCTTCACGAAAAGTCCGCTTTGTTTCAGTTCCTCAAGAGCTGGAAAGGAGAAGCGCCCAAGGCAGGGCTGGACACCGAAACGCTCCGGGGACACGGCGCACAAATCACCGTTGACCACGGCGTGAGTGCAAAAGGCCGCACGTTTGCCAACATCATCAGCATCAGTCCCCTGATTGAGGGGCTGGAGAAAAACGTGCCTGCGGTGGCGGAGTTTGCAGCGTTGCTAGAGCCGCAAGACTCTGGAACTGACGACAACCAGGACGAGGACAAGATCCCGTTCTAACAACCTCGGGGGGCGCGCATCCGTTAAACGCGCATTACATGACGAACGACGAACTGCTGGACGCGCTCCAGCTGGCCGAGCGGATGCTAGAGGCATACCGTCGCGGCTTTTTGCGCGCTGATGACGACGCAGGAAACCTCAAGATTCTTTGGGTACTGCACCACCTTGGATACCAATTTGAATGGGAGACGACAGATGACTGAAGACGAAGCAACGACCGCGGTGGCTCGGGCCATGTTTCCGAGCGCGGACTGGCAAGACGAGCACTTAGCATACGTGCAGTGCCCTGGCATTGAACTGCACACGGGCAGCAACGGGCGCAAGGACTGCCGCCTGACGATCAACGACGGGCGACCGCCGACGCTGTTTTGCGTGCACCAAAGCTGCGAGCACGTACTGGCGCAAAAGAACAAGGAAATGCGCAGCACCATCGGCAAGCTCAAAACTGCCACAAAGACCGGCAACCACGCGCGCGCAGGACTGGCGCCAGTGCCGACGACGCTCCGGGCAGCGACGACAGTGCAAGCGCGCAGGGCGGCACCGGAACCGCAGCAGCTGACCCAACTGGCACCGGCAGCGCTGCCGGTGCCGATTGCTGACGGGCAAAGACTGCACCTCGAGGCGTGCTTCGCCGCTGACGAACTTATTGCAGTGGTGCTTGGAGCTGGACCGGCGGGCAAACCCATCAACGCTGGAGAGGTGCTTCCGCGGATCCCGCTCCAACACGAACACGACAACGGCACTTTCATCCGCGTGAACCCGATGAAACCGGGGGGGCGTGGCGACGCTGACGTGACCGCGTGGCGCCATTGTCTCCTCGAGTGCGACAAGGCGCCGTTGGAACTGCAATGGTCAGCGATACAAGCCAGCGGGCTGCCGGTGTCCGTGGTGGTGCACTCTGGAAAGCGTAGCGTGCACGCTTGGGTGCGAGTGGACGCAAGCACCGCGGAGGAGTACCGGCAACGGGCTGCCGCCGCCGCTGACGCCATGGAACGCTTCGACGGAATTAAGGTGGACCGGCAGGCGCTTAACCCGTCCCGCTTGGCACGCTTGGCAGGCAGGCGCCGCGGAGACGCCGTGCAGGAACTGCTCGCCGTCAACATAGGCGCCTCATGCTGGGACGACTGGCTTGCCATGGCAAAAGAGCAACCGGACGCAGAGCCGCAGCCGGTGGCGCCAGAATTGCCGAAGGCGCCGACGGCGGTGCAGTTCTATTACCGAAAGCATCAAAAAGATTACCTGCTTGTGCGCGACAACAGCACAAACGTGGTGCCACTTACAGAGGCGGGGCTTAAGTCCGCGCTCAAGTTTGAAGGCATCGTGGACGGTGGCGACAAGGAAGGACTTGAGCGGGCAGCCTACGACATCAAGCTCGAAACCGGCATTGATTACGATGGACCCATGCCGGGCTACTCTCGAGGGCTCCACGTTGAAAGTGGCCAGCGCTGCTTTGTGAACTCTGCACCGGTGCCGGTGGCCGCCGACACAAGCGCGGCGGTGGACGTCACCGAGATCGGGGCAGGCTGGCCGAACATTCT